CTCATCTGACGCCAGTTATTGACCGCCGCATAAATGGTGCTCCACCTGATGCCCTTGTCTTTGACGAATGGCATACCCGTGACCAGCTTTTACGCAAGTTCAAGCAATGGGTCAGGGACGTAGGTATTGAGCCACATTATGTGTTTCACTGTCTTAGGCATAGCTTTGCTACCTGGCACATTGAAGCAAACACACCTATCAGAGTGTTAATGGACTTGATGGGTCACAAAAAGATTGAGACTACCTTGCGGTACGCTAAGGCGACAGATAAAGCAAGGGCACAAGCCATTTCTAGCTTCGTCGGCTAGATGGGCTGTCTATAAATCTTAATCTAATCAAAAACACTAGCTCTATGTAACACATAGGGCTTTTCTAATGCATACTTTTTATGATTACACCTGAACTGATTGAGGAGCAGATAGCCCTTGAACGTGAAGCGATTGCCTATGGACTTAAGAAGCTCCACAGGGACACACATAACGTTGAATCAAGGGACTATGCCAGCGCCAGTGTTTATGGCGCAATTGGTATCAATCAACTACTACCGAGCGTTGTTAAACGCATTGAAGAAACAAACAGCAGAATTAGAGAAAGGAAGAATGGTAAAACATTCAAAGAGATACACAAGTACCTCAAGGACATAGAGCCAGAGGTAGCAGCAGTCATCGCTTGTAAGCTCATCTTTGACAAGGTGTTCAGTTACAAGGACGACGCCAACCTCACCACTTCCATCGCTGAATCCATAGGCACAGCCTTGGAACAGGAGTGCCAAATGCGTTTCTATGAAACCCATCACCCTGGACTATTGCGTCTACTCAAGGACAAATATTGGCATAAGTGTTGTGGTACTCAGCAGAAATTCACCAACATCAGACTGATGATGAATCGTCGTGGTGTTGAGTGGGATAACTGGGGAACCGTCACCAGAGTGAAGCTTGGTGGATGGCTACTTGACTGCGTAATGGAGTCAAGTGGTTGGTTTGAAAAGCTATTAGAACGCAAGGGTAAAAAGACCGCTTGCTACATAGTCCCATCAGCTGAGTTTATGGACATCAAGGACGAAGTGATGGCTAACGCTGAACTCTTTAGTCCTGTTGCCTGGCCAATGCTTGTACCACCTAACGACTGGTCTAATGAGCAGGCGGGAGGTTACCAACTTAATGAGGTAATGACTGGGCACGAAATGGTAAGACGAGGCAATGGCGGACTTATACAGGGAGAAACCCCAATCAACTTTCTCAACAAAATCCAGAAGGTAGCATTCACGCTAAATCCATTCACGGTGGATGTAGCTGAAACCCTGAAGGAGAGAAGGATTACGGTTGGTAAGTTTATCCCTATCGTTGATATACCTTTACCTCCCAAGCCTGTTGACATTGATACCAATGAAGAGGCACGTTTTGAATGGAGGAAAGCATCAGCGACGGTAAGAAATGAGAATGCAACGTCATTCAAACAATCTTGCCGCACAAGAATGACAATGGAAACAGTCCAGAGGTTTAAAGGTAGAGAGTTCTACCTACCTTGGTCATTCGATTACCGTGGACGTGCCTACCCTATTCCCGCCTTTCTCACTCCCCAAGACACGGACTTCGGCAAATCTCTATTGAAGTTTGCTGAAGTTTCTTTTGTAGATGAGACAGCTGAGGGATGGTTAGCGTTTCAAGTAGCCACTACATATGGACACGACAAGCTACCACTAGCTGAACGTGTTGAGTGGACTAGAAACAACCACGACTTAATCACACTCATCGCCTGCGACCCAATCGGCAACTTGTCTGAATGGGAGGCAGCTGAAGAACCTTGGCAATTCTTAGCCGCCTGTGAGGAATACTACAGGGTTTGTATTGAATGCTCACGGCATTTCACTAACCTACCCGTAGCAACTGACGCTACTTGTAGTGGCTTACAGATACTGGCTGGATTAGCCAAAGATAAGAACACGGCAAGGCTAGTTAATGTGTTACCTGGTGACCAACCACAAGACGCATATAAAGAGATAGCTGAAGCCGCTAAGCCTGATGTACCTGACTGCTTAAAGCAGCATATGGACAGGAAGGTAACCAAAAGGACAGTAATGACTGTTCCTTACAACGCTAAACCCCATTCAAATCGCCAATACATAAGAGAGGCGCTTAAGGAGAAAGGGGTAGAAGCTGAAACAGCAGACCTAACAGCAACAGTTAATGCTGTAAGGGATGCGATGGACAGGGTAGTACCCGGTCCTATGAGGGTAATGAAATGGATTGAGACAGAGGTAGGTAAAGCTATTAGAGCTGGTAAAGAAAAGATCACCTGGACTACACCTTCAGGCTTCACAGTTACACAACGACTGATGAAGAGGAATGTAAAGACCATTAAACTACAACTACTAGGACGCTGTGAGATACAGGTAGCTGAAGGTGATGCTCTTGATGATGATGGAAAACCAAAGGTAGACATCAACAAACATAAGAACTGCACCGCACCAAACCTTATCCATTCATTAGACGCCTCACTACTACATCTAACGATGCAGGAGTGGGACGCACCCATAGCAGTAATACACGACAGTGTGTTGTGTAGAGCTACTGATATGTCTCACCTATCAACTGTTGTTCGTAAGCAGTATTTAGAACTGTTTGCTAACAACTCATATCTTGAAGAGTTCGCTGATCAGATTGGCGCAACTATTAAACCACCCATCATCGGCGACCTTGAGCCTGCTGTTGTGATGGAATCCACTTACTTTTTTTGTTAAATGTCTAGAAACACTATTGTTACCGAACAACCTGTAATCCTTGAAGGATATCAGGCTGTAATGAAACCTTCAAAGTTTGGCTACTGTTTGTCTGCCTTGCTTGATGAGGAGATTGTTGAGAAGCTTGAGGCTGACCGTGTTGAAGTATTGAAATGGTGCTTGAGCAAGGTAAAGAATCCAAAGCGTGCTGTATGTAAGCCCGAGCCTTGGATTGATGCTTCACCTGGTAAGTATCAAGTGAAGTTCACTTGGAATGCTGAAACCAAACCACCGATTGTTGATACTGAAGGAACAGAGATTACCGATGAAAACACGCCACTCTATAGCGGCAGCAAAGTCAAGCTGGCGTTCTATCAGAAGCCCTATGTCCTCAAAGATGGGGAGACTTATGGATCTTCTCTCAAGCTTCAAGCCGTCCAGGTGGTGGCTGTTGCTAGTGGTGCTGGTGTGGATAGCGGTGATATGAATGCAGAAGATGCAGCTGCTTTGTTTGGTAAGGCTGCAGGATTTAAGCAAGGCGCACCAAACGTAACCCCTACTCCCACCCCTACCACCGAAGAAGATGACCTTGAATTTTGATGTAAAGAAGAACACAGACCTTGGTTTGTATGAAGGCACGTTGACCGTTCAACTGCCTGAACTATCAGTCACCCGCTACAAAGCAGACAAAAATGATTTCAAATATGAAATGCGTCGTGCTATCTCAGAAATCGTAGAAGAGATTATTGAGAAGGGGATTGATGACTGATGGCGTTCAGGTCTGGTCTTGAAGAACAGATTGCTGACCTGTTAGTAGAACTAAATATCAAGTATGAGTATGAGCCTGTAAGAATCCCTTACGAGATACAGCATAACTATTCCCCAGATTTCCTATTGCCTAATGGTGTTTACCTTGAGGCAAAAGGTTACTGGGATAGTGCTGATCGTAGGAAGATTAAGAACGTTATAGAGCAAAACCCTCAGCTTGATATTCGTATGGTATTCCAAGACCCATACAAGAAAATCAGCAAAAAATCACGCACTACATATGCAAAGTGGTGCGACAAGAATGATATTAAATGGACAAGTTATAGCAACATCCCTTTGGATTGGTTGATATGAGAGTTGCCGACCTATTCTGCGGAGTAGGTGGCATAAGATTAGGAGCTAAAGGTGAAACAGTATTTGCTAACGACATAGATAGCAAGTGTAAAATAACCTATGACTTAAACTTCTCACAACCACCACTTACTTGTGCGGACATCCAAACCTATGACTATGCTTCTATACCTGAGTTTGATTGGCTAACTGGCGGATTTCCTTGCCAGCCTTTCTCTCAGGCAGGACATAGAAAAGGATTTGAAGATACAAGAGGAACTTTATTTTTTAACATCCTACAGATTATCCAACATCACAACCCTAAAGGTGTGCTGTTAGAGAATGTAAAAGGATTGTTAAATCACGACAATGGTAATACCCTCAGGGTAATCGTTGATTGTTTAACTGAACTTGATTACAAGGTCAGCTATAAAGTTTTAAATAGTCTTGACTATGGACTACCTCAAAACAGAGAACGATTGATTCTTGTTGGAATCAAATCTGAACTGAAACAATCTTATACATTCCCAAAAGAAAACGAAACTAAACAAGGAAATTTGAAAGATATAGTTACGTTTGATATGACAGGGGCAATTAAA